ACAAATAAACAAATGTATTGATACATAAGTAATGGTATGTATTTGTTTGTTTATTTGTTTACTTTTACTATATATAAATGAATAAATAATACAGTCAAAGAGTCAAAGGACCTTAAGGCATTGTTTTTATTGCTTTAAGTTTTGGCTATTCCAGTGACTGTGCACGTTTTCCAGCAGTTCCGACACAGACACTAGACGAGAAACCACGTGCAACGCGCGGGTGCACGTGGTTTCTGCTGGTCGATCAAGCCGAGGGAAGGGCAGCAGCAGCACCTTGTCCAACCCCGCGCCCGAGCGACACGTTCTTTCCATCGCGTGCACCCGCCCCGGCGGCTGCTCCATCGCGGATCGATGTGCCTTTGTTGGAGGTTGTGATGAGCCCAGGTGCAACGCTATCAATGAAGGATGCCACGATCCGCTCCTTCTCCATGAGCACCACGCAGGACGCGTCCTGCGAGCTCCCGGTAGTCGCCTGTTCTTCGCGCACAGTGTCAAGGCTCTTGGCCAGGTCTCTGATCTTCTTCGCGACACCTGCTCCAAAGCCGACAAGGTAGGAGTTTCGTTCCGAGGTGGCTTTGATCCCGGCAGCGCCTTGCTTGGCTTGTTCGAGAACATGCTGGAAGAGCCAGGTTGCTTGGTCGACGTCGCTCCTGTAGCCCCCGAAGTAGACAAGCTTCCTATCGGAGCGCTTGCCCGATGGGGTAGGCAGGATTTCATACCACATCTTGGTGCCGGTGAGCGACATGATCGGACCAAAGACGAGTTGGGTCACGATCCAGTCGAAGCGGGTGATTTGGGTTGTGGAGTGGAACATGTCGGGGTCTTTGGCCATGATTTCTTCACGGCTGAGCCCCAGCTCATGCATCATCTTCGCTGCCTTCTTCTGGAAGGTGGCAATTTCTGCCTCAGTTCTTCCTTCCGTTTCCAGCATGCCGGCGATGATCTTTTTCAGATCGCTGATGTCACGGGTCATAGCGGTCTCCATAGGTTTTGTGGAATTCCATCACAGACTGATCGATGGATTTCATGATGTTGCCTTCAGCCCACTCGCAGGTAGCTTCGGGGTTGAAAGTGATGCGGATGCCATTGTAAGCCATCCATATGACAAACACGGCAAGCATGATCGTGGCTAGTCGTTCGAGCATAGTTTCCTTTCTCCCCCGGGCTTATCCGGGGGCTCTGTGTGGCTTCGGTAGGTGTCGGTATTAGTTCGGCTTAGGCAGCAATATCGAACGCTTCTGGACGATCACGGAGAACAGGACTTCGCTGCTCTCAGGGTCACTCCATTCGTGCATCCAGACTTCGTAGATGAGCGGATTGTCTTCGACCAGCTTGAGGCCTACGACTTCGACAAGCTCATTGAGGTTCAGTGGCAAGCTGTCATACGGGTCCTCCGAACCCGTAAGCTCATCGACATCTTCGTTCAGCTCTTGGAGCATTTCATTGGCGATGGATTTGACCACTTCATAGTCATACTCAAGGCCAATATAGGCGCACTGAGGCGTGGCTAGCGTCTCGAGGCTCATGGATGGGTTATCCCGCTCAGCCTTGACTTCTGCCATGGTGGCGGCGCCATATAGGAAAACCTCGTATTTGGACATGGTGTGTTCCTTTCTTACTCACAAGAATAGAGTATCATGTTTCGCAGCGGATGCGAACCTCTATTCTTCGTTGTAAGCGTAGCGCAGGTCGTTGATGGGCATTGTTAGGATAGTGACGGTATCCTCATAGTCAACAGTGATGGCGTGCGGCTCGAGTATTCGAGCAATGGTTAAAGAAACATAGACGGTGTTGGTAACCCCGTCCGGGCGGGTGCTCACGAGCATATACTGGTGTTCCATTTGAATTCCGTTTCTCGTTGAGGGATGGCTTACATAAAAGCCCTCCGGGCTCCTATGAATTTATCGACCCCAGCAAAGTGCTTTGGTGACTATTCCAGGCAAGTATCCGATTTGCCTGCTTTCGGCGATGTAAATCACCTTTGGTTGCTCGGAGGCTTGCTCGTATGCAAGAACCCAAGCGTCTTGTTCTGGGCTGTCGTCATCGGTGGGTTTGTCTCCATATTCATCCAAGAATTCAGCCAAAGGGTCACGATCCACAATGGTGCCAATAGCATACTCGAAAGGCCACTGAGGTTGATGAGCCAGTCTAACTTCTGTGGTATCGGGATCGTGTTGGTCGGCGAACTCTTGCAAGCACTCGATGAGGTCGGTCAAAGTCATAACCATGGGGATACGAAGCTCCATATGATGTAGCCATAGAAGGCATAGGTTGCAATAAACACCAGGTAGTCCCAGCCACGCCATCCAAGACGCGTCTTGAAAGCCTTACCATAGATGCGGTTAGCCAGAGGGGCAGTATTCCATTTGCCCCAGGCTTCTTGCTCGCGAAGTTGTTGAATGGCTTCACGACGTTCTTGTCCTCGAAGCATCAGGAATACTCAGGGAAGAGGTCGAGTATTTGGTAGCCCAAGTCTCGCATATCGTCACTGATGGCTTCTTCATGCTCTGCCAGCCAGGTGCTAAGAGCTTCTTCGCTTTTGAGGTCAGGGCGAAGATCCATAAAAGCTTGAGCGACACCATTGAGGCGTTCTCGACAAACTTCAACTGGCGCCTTGGCAAGAGCCTCTTGGAAGGCAATAAGTGCCTGCTCAGCGTAGGTGATGCACCCGACACCGACGCAGCCGTGGACTTTGGCTTCTTCTTGGGCTTGGAAGTAGACCCGAATGAGCTTGGCCACGTGGCTGTCGACTGAGATGCCTTCGGTGGGCGTATCTACAACGGTTTTGACTAGCTCGTTAAGGTTGTGATAGATGGGTTGTTTCATAGTATCCTCCATTGAAGTGCAGGGCGAGACCAATTAGTGCTAATTGGCTTCGTGCTGCACTCCGGGACGGTTATCCGCCCCGGAGCACACAGGACCTGTCCTGTGAGACTTTAGATCAAGCGAGCTTGATCTATGTAGAGCTCCCTACGGGAGCTCTACAAACTTACGCCAAGGGGTCTGCGGTGATTTCTTCCTTGGTTTCGTCGGACGTCTCCTCGTCGGCGGACGTCTGGACAACCAGGCCCTCGGGCTCGGAAGCTTGATCGGGCTTGTCTTGCTTGATGACTTTCTTGCGCGGCCGAACAGGCATCTTTACTTCGGGATCAGAGTTGAGCTTGGTGTTATACCAGCGCAGGCACTTGACCGTGGTGTTCGCTTCGGGGAACTCGTCAAGAACCCGCTCGAGCACGTAGTCGTAGGGATGACCGATTGGCTTGCCTGCGTCATCGACGTAGGCGACTTCGATCAGGAGGGCTTCGGAAGCCTCGCGGATGGTGCGAGTGCCCCGAGCTGCCTTCATGGCGGCGGACACCTTCTCGATGAGGAGGTCTTTGCGACCTTTCCAGGACGAGATGGGCTCGACGCCCTTGATGTTGTTGTGGGCTTCGACCAGCTGCTTGATGGTCATGGTTTCAAAATTGGACATGGTAGTCTCCTTTGGTGGGTTGGTTTGTCGCTGCAGACAATTATAGAATAGCACCTTTTCTTTTTGTTGTAAACTGGAAAATGGCAGGTGCCCGCCATTTTCCGTTTTCCTTAATCTTACTGAAACATCTCCACCAGTTCGTCGAAGGTCTTCTGATCCACCGGGGCGTCAGCGCCCACGTGGAAGTTGATCAGCATGGACAGAACCGTTCGCTGAAGTGGGGTAAAAGTCATGGAACTGTCCAGTTGGTAGAGTGCCTGTCTCACATCAGACAGTCTCTCCATCCAGTGGTTGAGTTCTTCCTCGCGCGTGTCACGGGACATGCTCGTGTCGGTGACATAGGTTCTGATGGCGTCCGACACCGTGTCGAGTTCCATCATCAGGATGGGTTTGATCTTACAGTCGGTCATGGCTGGTCTCCGTTTTATGCAGGGCTACGACCTGCAAACTTTGGTGTGTATGTATATGATAGAACATTTGTTGTTGGGTTGTAAACCTCTAATTTGCAGGTTCCATTGTTTCTTTGATCCAGCTAGTAGTTGGATTATGCAGGAGCCTTTGGGCTTTTGCAAACTTATTCCACCTTGCAGACACTCGGCAACCCGTGCCATTCCGCAGGTTCATCGTCCTTGCCGGACCACCAGGCCAAGTCGCCCCGGCAGGTCAAAAGCAGGTAGCTCCCGTCGGTCATTGCCCAGAAGCCATAGACCCCAGAGCCTTCAGGTTCGCCCAGTTCACTAGTGAGACGGTCAGCAGGGATATACTTGTGGGAGCCGTGACCTTTGTGGTCGAAGGCATCAATCATGGAGCCGTTGGCCATGGTGCTACCCATTCGGTCAGGCTTGTTTCCGTAGATAGCCCGGCACCATGCGGTTATATACTGGGCTGCGGTTTTAGCGTAGGGCATTGGTTATCCTTTCTGGCTGAGGTTGTATTCGGCCTGCTCTAGGTTCTTTAAGGCAACAAGGCAGGTGGTTGTGTAAGTCATGAGTTCCCGTGCGTCTGTCGGGTTGTTCATGTCAAGCCCGCAGTCCAACTGGTTTTCCAGATTGTCTAGCACGAGTGCCCGAAGAAACTTGATGGTGTCGTGGGTCATTGGTTAGTCTCCTTTAAGGACAAAAGCGTCCAGGGAGGCTGCTGGTCGCAGCCCGCCAAGAGGCTCTTTTGTTGTGGGCGCTGGACACATAGGCAATGCATCCAGCTATTTCTGCGCCGCCAACTTCACTGGATCGCCCGTTCTATGCGCTACCAATGCCGGCACCCTTACGTTGGCACCAACGCCGGCACCCTTACGTTGGCACCAGCGCTGGCACCCTTACGTTGGCACCAGCGCTGGCACCCTTACGTTGGCACCAGCGCTGGCACCCTCAACGCTGATGGCCCTGAACCAGCCTAAGAACAGCTTCCCAGTCATCAGTTTCAAGCACTGGCTCTTCATTGGTGAGGCAACCCTCATCGTCTAGCAGGCAGACAATATACCGGTGCCCACCTGGCATTTCCCGATCAGCATCGTTGGGATAATCAATCCAACATTGATAAGGATAGCACTGAACAGATGGGCAAGCGTCATTATGCCAGCTTGTGTCAAGCCAGCCCGGTGGTATCAGCGGAAGGCTATTCACCGGGTAATCAGGGAAGGCTTTTTGTGTCAGGTTCATGGATACTCTCCTGTGTTTCTATAATTAGAATATCACAGAGTTGGCAGGGTTGTAAACAATAAATAGGAGGGTCTTGCAACTTTTTTTTCTATCCGGCCGTCGCTTGGGCGCCTAACCAGCTGAGGTAAGACCAGGACCCACATGGGCTATGGGCTATGGGCTACCCTCTACCCATGACAGAGCTCATCCCTCCCGTTCCCCCGGGAATGCCCGGCTGGTGTGCTTGCCCACTAGGGTGGACGCTACCAGGGTGCCCTGGCTAGATTAGCCAGGGCGCTTGTGCTCAGATGGCCAGATCGACCAGCACGCCTGCTTTCTGGCCAGCCAACACAACCAGGCCAGCTTCGTCGTCCTGGGCAATCTCAGCGCCTGGCATGGCTGCGATTACACGAGCCATGGTCTCTGGGCAGATAATACGAACGCCATTCTGGCCATTGTTATCGCTAACTGGGTCAAAAACGACCATGCAGGTGACTTCGTTCATTTTAATCTCCTGGGTTAGTGGGTATGTGCCTCTGTGACACAAGAATAGAATATCATAGAATTTGCAGGGTTGTAAACACTTAATGAGCAGGTAGCTGCCATTTATGTTGCCTAAGTGGGTTCAGGGTTACCCTACCCAAAAAGGTGAGACCAGTGCCCACATGGGCCTTGGGCTACCCTACCCAAAAAGGTGAGACCAGTGCCCACATGGGCCCTGGGCTACCCACTACCCGTGTCAAAGCTCATCCCTCCCATTCCCCCGGGGCTACCCGGCTGGTGCGCTTGCCCAGCTCGCGCTGGACGCTAGTAGGGCGCCTGAGCCGTTGGGCTCAGGCTATATTCCAGCCAACTTTAGAGGTCGCTGGCCGTGTGGACGTCATGTAATTGGATATCCACATTGAAGGTGTTGCCCAGTCCGTGGTGCTGGTCTCTGTGGACCAAGTCAGCCAAAACCAGGTTGGCTTTGGCGCGGGCGTTTTCGTAGGTGTCCCACACGGAGTGGTGTTCTGTCCGCTGGAAGTTAGCTTGGTCGGTGATGGTCAGGATGGCAATCTGGGTCATGGGTCAGTCCTCGTTCAGGATGCGCTGGGCTTCGTCGTGGTCACCCACGAAGTGGGCGTCGTGGGCTTGATGCCACTTGCCCTCACGGTCAACGTCCGCCTGTCGTTGGCGAGACTGGATCGTGCCGGGTTCGCGGACCTCGCGACGCCACTGGCTGTCGGTCAGGTCAAGGGCTTTTTCGCCAGTGGGGCACTTTTTGACTTGGCCACCTTTGGCCAAGAACTGGGCAACAAGATCGTCATCGGACATGGGTAGTCTCCTTTTCGCAGTAGGGCATGATCGCCCTGGAATGCCCTGAGCCGAAGCTCAGGGCCAACCAGGATGGTCACTCAGCTGGTTGGGTAAGGGGCACTTCTATCCGGTAGCACCAACCGGTCTCGACCTCGCCTGACCCAACCTCGCGGTGGATGGCACGCTCGCATCCGGCCTCGGTCTTGTAGACCTTCTGGTACTCGGGCTGGGCTTCGCCGCCTGTGGCCACGAGGATGAGGGCAAAAATAACTTCCATAAGTTTTCTCCTAGGGTGGTAGGTGTATTGGTTGGGTGTTAGGACCTGGGCTTGCACCCAGGTCCAGGTTTTGGGCTTCAGCCTAGGTCCAGCTCGAGCTGAACTGGATTGCGTCGCTTGGGTTCACGCTTTTCCAAAAGGCCTGCTTTTCTCATGTCGCGGGCTATACTTGCGACAGACTTGTCTGTAGTGCGAGCATTGGGGAAGTGGTCCCGGGCCTTATTGGCGATGGCCTTGTATGAAAGTTCGCCTTCCAGCAAAAGAGCCTTGACGACAGCGGTGCAGTTCTTATAGGTAGTGGACATGGTTCATTCCTTTGAAGCTTGGTGTGTTGAAAAGGTCGCAGTTGACCTTTTAAGTATAAGTGTGACATTTCTGTCACTGTGTCTTTGTTAGTGTGTCTTTGTTCTCCTGTGTTTGCCTGTTGATGTATTAAGTATAGAATAGAAATACTAACAAACTACTAATTCCATCGTAGTATTTGATGACATCTCAAGTTTTTTCTCTACTATATATAGTGGGGGTCAGTGCCCGCGCATACTACATGCAGTGCGCCTTGGGCTGTTTTCGCGCAGCAATGAATGGTTTGAAAGCAAAAGTTCTATAAAGCCAACGCGTTGGTTTTTAAGCTGGAAAGGCTCCTTTGCCGTCTTTTAAGGCGGGGGTCCTTAAAACCTAGGCGCCCCAAATGCCTGCAAGCCCTCAAAAATATATTAGAAAAACCAGCAAACCTAAAGTTCCTTCCAGTCTAGTAACAAACAAGACTACACTCTTGTAAGCCAACGCTGGCATACGATGGCGCTGTAAGTAGGCTATGCTATCATCAACCTATCCTACAGCTTAACCATAAATGCAGGCGTCCACAATGGCAATGCACCGTCCTCGCCGACCAGGTGAACTGGACAAGTTCCAGACCAAGCACAACCAAAAACGCTCAAAAGAAACCTTAGAGCGGGCTGTTGCTGAGCTGGCCGACTGCGCCAATGTTTCTGAGACCGCCCGTCGCATTGGCATTACGCCCTGGTTGCTGTATTATTGGAAGCGTCGTAGTGAAGACGGGTTTCCCGGCTATACCATCTCAATGGGAGGGCTAGATGACGATGGCAAGCCTTTGGTCGCTGAGTTTCATGAGGCGTGGACTGCGGCCCTGGAGATTGGCAATGACTATCTGGAGCAGGAGGCTCAGCGACGGGCGGTTGAGGGGTATGACGAGCCGGTTGTCCACAAGGGCATTCAGGCATTTGTTCGGGATCCTCAAACCGGCGAACTTGAACTGGGACCCGATGGTAAACCCATCCCGCTGACTGTTCGACGCTACAGCGACAGGCTATTGGAAGTTTTGCTCAAAGCCCGTCGTCCCGAAAAGTTCCGCGAAAACATGAAGATCGAGGCGGAAGTCACTGGCGGCGTTTTGGCCATTCCCCAAACCGACCAAGCTAACCTCAGCGCAGAGGATTGGGCTGCGCGGTTCCGGGATAATGAGGATGGCAAGACGATTGACGGGACGGCAATATATCCCGGCGAAATGCCTCCCGACGAGGTTGATCCGGAAACGGGTTTGGAGCGGCGCACCGGCGGCACCAGTGTGCGGGCTATGCTCGAGCAGAAAATGGCTATGCAAGCTATGGAGCAAGACCCTGCCTTGGAAGAAAAGATGGCGGCGTTTATGAAGTGGTATATGGAGCAAGGGCGCGAGCCGGAAGGCGCCAAGCTCATGCAGTCGGGTCCGCGAGGAAAGGAATACGATATGAAACCCGGCTTGACGCCCGAGGAACTAAAAGCGCTGGAGGAAAGTGACATTGACCCGCTCGCCTGAAGACCCGCCATTTCGTCCTGATACGCATGCGCAAGGCACAAACGCACGTGCAACCGATTTTCCGCAGTCCCCCGAAGCAACACAGCCCTCCGATGCTCAAACGGCGCGTTATGACCTTATGGATGGCAAGGTCATTGCACTCGAAAACTATCGGCCCACAAATGATGATCGTCCCGATACGCCCGAAGAACTGGCAGAGTATGCTCTTGGAGAATTGGAGCCGTTCATCCAGCTTGCTAAGGAAGGCAAAATCAGGGCTATTGGGATCGCTGTCGAGCTGGTCGACGATCGTTCTAGTATCACGTATCCCGTCAATGTATGGGAGCCGGGACTTATTGCAGCCGTTGAGCTATTGAAGCTCCGGCTCTTGCAGCAGCAGCAGGATTAACCCTTAATGAACGTTCACACTAATCCGAGCACCGGCCAGCGCATTGAATGGCGCAAGACAGATGAGGGGCTGAAGGCATTTGTCATCAAGCCCAACGGTCGGTCTGAAGGTGTTGTGTGGGCGCCGCAACCCGGGTCGCAAGAAGCCTTCCTCAGTTGCCCGATTACGGAAGTGCTTTACGAGGGCACGCGCGGTCCGGGTAAGTCCCAGCCCCTTGACACAATTGTTTACACTCCTAGCGGACCACGTCCCATAGGAAGTATAGCTGTTGGAGACTATGTGTCGGGTAGCAATGGAAAGCCGGTAAAAGTGGTTGGGGTTTATCCACAAGGGGCGAAGCCTCTATGCCGCATTACGTTTAAGGATGGCACAAGCACTCTAGCAAGCCCAGATCATTTGTGGCAGACTGCTGCAACCGGTCAGGGCGCGCGTTGGAAAAAGCGGGTGCTCCGCACTTCTGAAATGCGCAAGTGGATGGCTAAGGGTAAAACGCTTTCAGTTCCTATTATGAGTGCGCCCTGGGAAACCAATGCTGATGCAAATTTGCCCGTTGACCCGTATCTTATGGGCTTGTTTCTTGGTGATGGGTGCTATCAAAAATATAGCGTGACTATTACTACCACTGATCCAGAAACTGTAGAATACTTGCTTGCTTTGGGCTTCAAATTCAAAGCACCAATTAGCTATAGGGCTCCAGGGACTCAAATGGCTCACGCCTTGCGAGCTTTGGGACTTGAAAACTTGACGTCCGCAGACAAGTTTGTCCCAAGTGTATATCTTAACGGTTCGACCAAGCAACGTTTGGCGTTGCTTCAAGGGCTTATGGACAGCGATGGAAGTGCAAAGCGGGACAAGAACCGGCTGCGCTTTGGCTCTATTTCGGCTGCGTTAGCCGAAAATATTGCTTGGCTTATCCGTAGTCTGGGCGGTTATGCCAGTGTTTATTCTGCGCAAAGGCCAGATGAAAATCGACCAGAATTTGAAGTAACAGGGTATTTGTCCAATATGGCTTCGGCTTTCCGGCTGGCAAGAAAGCGGTCGCTGGTCGAGCCACGGGATTTGCAATCGCCTAGCTCTCGGGTCAAAAAGTATGTAGCCAGTATTGAGGACATGGCGCCAGTTGAACAGGTTTGCATTGCTGTAGACAGTGCGGATCACTTGTATCTTACGGACGACTTCATTGTCACCCACAACACTGACGCTCTCATTATGGATTTTTGTCAGGACGTCGGCAAGGGCTGGGGCGAAGAATGGCGTGGTGTCATTTTCCGCAAAAGCTATCCTGACTTGCAGGACATTATTGAAAAGTCCCGCAAATGGATACCGAGGATTTGGCCCAATGCCCGCTACAATGAGACCAAGTCTTTCTGGGAATGGCCCTCGGGCGAGAAGCTCTATTTCCGGCAATTCAGCAAACCCGCGGATTACTGGAAATATCACGGTCACGCCTATCCGTTCATTGGCTGGGAAGAACTTACCACTTGGCCCGACGACAAGTGCTTCAAGTCCATGTTTTCCTGCCTTCGCTCTACCAAAGTTGGTATGCCCCGAAAGGTCCGAGCAACGACCAACCCTTATGGCGTCGGGCACAACTGGGTCAAGATGCGCTATCGCCTTCCCGTTGCAAAGGGCAAGATCATCGGGGAAATCATTACCAACGCTCGGGACGATGCCGGAGAGCTTGAGGCACCTCGCGTTGCAATTCATGGATACCTGGACGAGAACAAAGTCCTCCTCACTGCTGATCCCGACTACAAGCGCAATATCCGCACTGCCGCCCGTAACCCGGCTGAATTGGCAGCGTGGCTCGATGGTTCATGGGACATTGTTGCAGGTGGAATGTTTGACGACATTTGGTTCATGGGCAAAGACTACATCGTGCTTGAGCCCTTTGAAATCCCGGCAAGTTGGCGCATCGATCGTTCATTCGACTGGGGCTCAAACGCACCCTTCAGTGTTGGCTGGTGGGCCCAGTCCGACGGGTCAGATTACACAGACGCCTTTGGCTATCGTCGCTCGACAGTTCGAGGCGATCTATTCCGAATTGCTGAGTGGTATGGCTGGACAGGGAAGCCCAATGAAGGCTCTCGTATGCTAGCTTGGGAAATTGCTAAGGGCATCATTGAGTTCGAGCTTGAAATGGGCTGGCGCAGTCCGCAGAACCGTCGCTGGTCGCGAGTGAAGCCGGGACCCGCAGATAACGCCATCTTCGACGACGAAATGGGACGGAAAAAAGATGATCCGTCGGCCAAGTCTAAGGCCACGGATATGGCTCAACCTGTCCGGATCAATGGTTTGCTCTATCAAGGGGTTTCGTGGGAATACTCGGACAAGTCTCCTGGCTCGCGCAAGCAAGGCTGGGAGCAGATGCGAGCAATGATGAAGGCTGCCATTCCTCCGGAGCATCGTGTGCCCGCGGAAGAAGGGCTGCGAGAAAAGCCTGGCCTGTTCATCTTCAATACCTGTGAACAGTTCATGCGAACTGTCCCGGCGCTACCTCGGGACGAAAACGATATGGACGACGTGGACACGGATGCAGAAGATCACATCGGTGACGAATGCAGGTATCGTGTTCGCTTCAAACCGCGCACAGTCAAGTCCGGACGCACAGCCGGCCACTATTGAGGGATCATCTCATGTCAGTTGATGAAACACATCCGCTTTACAGCCTCTATTCGGAGGACTGGCAACAGATGAGCGACACCTACGCCGGCGAACGGATCGTGAAGCAGGCCGGAGAAATGTATCTTCCTGCAACGGCCAACATGCGCGCCGATGGAATGCAGAATGAGAACCAGCCCGGCAAACAGGCCTATGATGCCTATCGGAAGCGGGCTGTCTATCACGACTTTGTGAAGGACGCCATCAACATGATGGTGGACATCATGAACCGCAAGCCCGCTCAGATCAAACTGCCCAGGAAGATGGAGCCGCTGCGGGACAAGATCACCGCTGAGGGCCATTCGATGCGGGCTCTGCTGCGGGACATCAACTTTCACCAGCTTCTTCACTCTCGCTATGGTCTCCTGGTCGACGTGCGCAGTGGAGAGGGCCCAAATGCCCTGCCCTATCTGGCTGCCTACGAGGCGCCAAATATCATCAACTGGGACATGGGCCTGCGTGAGGAAAATCGTTCCGACTTGGACTTCCTTGTGCTGGATGAGACCGAAGTGGAACGGACGGGTTTCACCTGGGAGAGCCAAGACAAGTATCGTGTTCTGCTGGCTCCCGGTTCGGACTTGACCCTGTTCCTCGATGATGACATTCGGAACGCAGGCCAGAATGATCGGTTCTGGGCTGTTCCCGTTCGTGGCAAGGGCGGCATGCTTGCGGGGTCTCCGGCCATTCAGCCCACAATTGCCGGTCGCGGCTTGCCCTACATTCCGTTCACGTTCATCAACGCTGGCGACTTGGAAAGCGAACCCGAACCGCCCGTGCTTATCGGCCTGTCCAATCTGACCCTGGCAATCTATCGGGGCGAAGCGGACTATCGCCAAACTCTATTCATGCAGGGCCAAGACACGCTGGTCATCATCGGCGCCCTCAGTTCGGAAGAAGGCGAGGACGATGTGAAGGTCGGCTCCGGTGCTCGGCTCGAGGTTCCGCTTGGCGGCGATGCCAAGTATATCGGCGTCTCCGCAGACGGTCTGATGGAACAACGGGAGGCGCTCACGGCCGACAAGGAACAGGCGGCGGAACGTGGCGCCCGACTGCTGGACTTCGGAGATACGGCTCGCCAGTCCGGTGACGCTCTCCGTATCCGCGTCGCAGCACGGACCACAACCCTGCGGACCCTGGCAATCACTGCTGGCGAGGGCCTTCAGCAATCCCTGCGGCAGATTGCGGAGTTTATTGGCGCTGACCCGAAGGAAGTTGAGGTCGAGCCCAATCTGGACTTCACCGACGACGCCTTTACGGGTCAGGACGTTCTCGAGTATATGCAGGCGAAGGCCATGGGTGCTCCGCTGTCGCTCAAGACGATCCACACCAACTTCCGTCGGAAGGAAATTACGGACAAGACCTTCGAGGACGAAATGTCCGAAATCGAGGGCGAGCGCGAACTGGTCATGGGCACTGTTCTCGATCCGACCAAGGAAGACCCCAACGATGAGCCTGGCACTCCGGAAGACCCGCGCCAAAGCACCGATCGCAATACGCCGGGTCCCAACAGCACGACCGATCAAGGGTCCCGTGGCGGGCGTGAACGGACGCGCCGGTAATGGAGACCTTCCAAACCATATTGGATTGGGCCATCATGCACGAGATACGTCTCATGCAGGCTTCAGTCCTTTACCAAGCTCAGGCTCAGGAGGAGCTGGATAAGTCTGAGCCTGAGCTTGGGGAAATGGCGACTGCCCTCGCTGCCTATATTGCAAGACGGGGTGGTCTTCGTGTCGATGACTGGGCTGCACGGAAACGAGTGGGTGAAGCTGTCCGTGATATGGCAGCCGTCCGTCGTCGGGCATTCCAACGAGCCATAGGGAGCCTGTCGACCAATGTTGCACGGGTGTGGGAATACGAGACACAGTTCTACTCCGCTATGCTTCGTGCTGGTGGGGTATCTGCTTCTCCGGCAGGAGGCCGTGATGGTAGCGTGGCCGTCATGGGCCAAGACCTGGGTCAATGGCAGAAGCGGCTCATCGGCAATGACATTCATCGCCTTCGAGAAGGTCTGACCGTCGGTGCGCGTCTCGGTGAAACAGAGGCTCAGTTGCGTGCTCGAGTAATAGGCCGTTCGAGCCTTGGTGGACGTGACGGGTTAGTGGCAACCGCCCGTCGCGAGCTGGACACGCTTGTCAGAACGGCAACTGGCACCTTTGCGGACTACGCTCGCGTGGACGTGAATATAGAAAACGCCCTGCAAAACCAGGAGGTCTATGTAGCAATACTGGATTCCCGGACTACTGAGCAATGCTCAAGTTTGCATGGCAAGGTCTTTGCCAACGACAAAGGACCTCGACCGCCTATTCACTGGTATTGCAGATCGACCCGCATTCCGTTGGTCGGTAATGGCTCCATGAGATTGCCTACATACCGTGAATGGCTAGAACGCCTTTCCGTCAGTGATTTGAATGAAGTTCTTGGCCCTCGACAAGCTCAACAGTTTCGCAACGGGACACTCGACCTACAGAACTTCCGTGAGCCTTCGTGGCGCGGAATTGATTTGGAGGCCATGGCAATGCGTGAGCGTCAGGTCTTTGAAGCTGCTGGAATGGAGCCACCATTTCAGTAAACCGGCCCATGCGGGCCAAGGCGCATGGCGCCTCTCAACTGAGGAGTAAACGATGAAACTGAAGCTCAAGTATGATAGCCAAGAAGACATTCCTGACGGCTACGCCGACTTGTTCACCGAAAAAGACGGTGTATGGCACCTGACTGGCGTCGAAGGAATGAAGACTTCCGAGGATACGGAAAAGCTGTCCAAGTCGCTGCGCGAGGAGCGTGCGGCCCACAAGAAGACGAAGGACAAGCTGGCCAAGCTCGGCGGCGATGATGTGGACATCGACGAGGTGGTGTCCAGTCTCGACGAACTTGAGGACTTGCGCGCCCGCATTGAAGCTGGCGAAGGTGGCAAGGTGGACGAAAAGAAACTCGAAGAACTGGTCGAGGCACGGCTCAAGCGTGAGCTGCGTCCCATCGAGCGCGAGCGTGACCAGCTCAAGTCGCGCAACCAGGAACTCGAGGGCGAGACCAAGCAGCTTCGCACCACCATCAACAATGGCACCATCGAAAACCGGCTGCGTGAACTGGCGACGAAGGAAAATGTCATCGGCTCCGCGATGGACGATATTGTCTTCATGGGCACGCACCTGTTCGAGGTTGCCGAGGACGGCGCCATCGTGGCCAAGGAAGGCGCTCGCGGCGTGGAAGCCGGGATCACTCCCGATGTGTGGCTCGGCGACATGAAGGAAAAGCGTCCGCACTGGTGGCCTCAGTCGCAGGGCGGTGGCGCTGGCGGCGGTCGCGATGGTGTCGGTGGCGGACCGAACCCCTGGAGCGCCAAGGGCTGGGACATCGATGCACAAGGCGCTCTGATCCGTCAGGATCGCCCCAAGGCAGAGCGTCTGGCAAAGGCCGCTGGCTCGCACATTGGTGCGACGAAACCGGCCGAGGCCGAATAACGCTGGCTTACAGCCGGGATTTCCCGGCGCATACTCTATCACAAGGGCACGCGGGCATGGCTCGCGTGCACTTTTTCAAAGCTCGAGCATGGGCTCAGGGCTTCGTCCACCGAGCTGGCCATGGTGCTCGGCTCAGGTCAGATATTCCATCAGATCAGAGCCATAGCAAAGGAGCACTCCAATGGCTGTCACCAAAATCGCGGACGTGGTCGTCCCCGAAATCTATACCCCCTACAAGCAGCAGCTCACCGAGGAGAAGTCGGCTCTGGTCCAGTCCGGCGTCGTCAGTCGGGACGCCAGTATCGACAACCTCCTGAATGGTGGCGGTCTGACGTTTAACACCCCGAGCTGGAAAGACCTCGACAACGACGAGGAGAACACCTCGACGGATGACGACACCTCCGATGCGGTGCCGAAGAAGATCGGGACCTCGACGGAAATCTCGGTCCGCCTTTCGCGCAACCAGACCTGGAGCTCCATGGACCTCGCGGCCGACCTCGCCGGCTCGCGTCCCATGACGGCCATCGCCAATCGTGTCGGCTACTACTGGACGCGTCGTCTGCAGGCCATGTTCATCGCCACCATGCAAGGTGTCTTCGCGGACAACGCGGCTGCCCCCTCCGGCTCCGAACACGTGCAGGACGACCTGACCAACGACATCTCGGGCGGTGCATACTCGGCTGGCGTGACGGACTTCTCCGCCGAGGCGTTCATCGACACCGCGGTGACGATGGGCGACAGCGCGCAGGAACTGGGCATGGTGTTCATGCACTCGATCGTGTTTGCGCGGGCGCAGAAGAACAACCTGATCGACTTCATCCCCGACGCTCGCGGCGAGGTGGACATTCCGTTCTTCCTCGGCCGGCGTGTGATCGTGGACGACGGCCTGCCCAACCCTGCTGGCTCGGGTGCTGCGGCAACGTCCGCTGGCATCTACCACACGTGGATGTTCGGCATGGGTGCGGTGCGCTATGGCGTTGGGACGCCGGAGACGCCGTTCGAGACCGATCGTCGGGTCCTCGCTGGTGACGGCGGTGGTCAGGAAATCATGGTGGATCGCGTCATGTGGTGTCTCCATCCCGTCGGTCACGCCTACGTTGGCACCGCGCCGAATGGTGGCCCCACCAACGCGGCAACGTCCAACAACCTGGCAAACGCCGGCTCCTGGCAGCGGGTCTTCCCGGAACGGAAACAGATCAAGATTGCGCGGCTCATCACCCGCGAAAGCTGATCAGGCTGAGGGGCAGCTTCGGCTGCCCCTTATTATATCTGGTTTCGAAAGGACACCACATGGCTCGTCAAGGAACTCCGCGTTTGCGCCATCTTGCGCATCGCCAGCTGACCCGAGTGCAGCGGCAGCCCATTGTCACAGGCTTTGTGGCTGAACGGGCCTCCACTCTTACGCAGTATGCTGACGAGGATGCTGTGTGGGCAAGCCTGAAAATCAATAAGGCCGACACAGTGGCGGCTGAGGTTGATACGCCGTAACCCATTCTCAGGAGCACAACATGGCAAAGACTAACGAAGAAATTTTGGAAGCCGTTCAGGGCCTTGACCCGACCAACGATGAACACTGGACTTCCGATGGACTTCCGCGGCTCGATGCCGTGGAGAACCTGCTCGGCGCTGGTGCGACCCGCAAGGCTGTGACC